GGTATGATAGGTATTAGAGTTCCACTCAAATAATTAGCATTTTTTAGTAAAAGTCTAATATTTCATATATCAACCATAGTGTTACATCCTGTATCAGCTCTTTTTTTCTCAGAAAAAGAGGCAGGAATCCTAGTGGTAAAAAAATATTTTTATTATTTTCTAAGCAATTCGCGTAAATTACGCTTGCAAAGGTATCTACTTTACAATACTGTTCGCAGTATAATCCTCTCTGGAAGAGATCTGATATCAGTTAAAAGTTAAAATCAGCTTTATTTTTTTTTAAAGAAAAAAATAAAATCGAATAGTAGCTATAGCTGATATCAGCGTCCTAACAAGAAGCAGAAGAGAATATTTTAATCTTTGACCTCAGTGGCATGGCAGCTCAAAAAGCAGGCCGTTAATTAGATCGTGTGAATGATTTATAAGTTGCTGGGAGGTAGTGGGCCTATATAGAATCTTGGGAGCTTTGAGGTCAGAGATTATTTTTAAGTACCTACGGCAGAATGGCATTATGTCAGAAACATGTAAGTTGCCAGCTCTTTATCCTAGCTGCTACTTTCCCCAAAACTGACACTCAGTTTTTTTAAACTTTTTGTCTGAGAGCCATTCTGTCGTTTTTTCCCTAAATTGATTCTTTCTGTTATATTCCTTTATCAGTTTCATTTAATGTACATATAAAGGATATTTTAGATGGATAGACCTCATCAACCCGAAAGACATCCTTATCCTAAAGCATGGGACAATGAACTACCCGATTCACTTCTTTCTGAAAGTGAAAACATTAACTTTACCCTCGATTCTAGTGGTGAATGGTCTGAAACCAAGACATACACTACGCTTGGCTCTAAAATATCTATTTTTGGTGAAATAACCAGCCCTGCTGGGTCTGTATGGGATATGAAGGTAGCGAGTAGTTGTGGTGGTTATTCTAAGGAAAAGGACGCTATTCCAACTGGAACTAGTTTTTCTTTTGATGTGCCAACCAATTTTGACTCAACGGAACTGCATTTGCACATATGGTCGGTTAATGGTGTTACAGATGCAGGGTTACAGGGAACATTGCAGGTTTCTGACTGATGAGTTTTATAGGAACACTTTCCTGGCAGGAATTTATGAAGAAGGATTATTCAGATCTTGTTTTTCATTATGATTCTAAATTCAGTAAACAAATTAAAGCAGCAGCAGAGTTGCACGTTGTGCCTACTAGGGAACCGCAACCTGCAACTCAGTCTAATTTGATTGAATAGACAGGCAGATAAATGCTAGAAGGAATTGATTTAAAAAACCTGAGCCAAGTAAATCGTCTTCCTGTTGAAGACCAGCGAGAAGTGCTGGAATTACTAGAAGATTTAGAAGAGGCTAAGAAAAAAGAAATTGCTAGAGATAGCTTTCTTGGGTTTGTGAATTATGTCTGGCCTATTTTTATTGAAGGCAGGCATCATAAAGTGATTGCCAATGCTTTTGAGCGTGTTATTAAAGGCGATCTAAAGCGTCTTATTATCAATATGCCACCTAGACACACCAAAAGTGAGTTTGCCTCTTACCTATTACCCGCTTGGTTTCTAGGACAAAACCCTGAAAAGAAAGTCATTCAGACATCACACACAGCAGAGCTGTCAGTGGGTTTTGGGCGAAAGGTCAGGAATCTGGTTGATTCTGAAGATTTTAAGGAAATTTTCCCAGCATTAGCACTCAGAGCAGATTCCAAGGCAGCAGGACGCTGGAGTACCAATCAGGGCGGGGAATACTTCGCTATCGGTGTTGGCGGTGCGGTCACGGGTAAAGGTGCTGATTTACTGATTATTGACGATCCCCACTCCGAGCAGGATGGGCAAAGTCTTGATGCGGCTGTGTTTGATAAAACCTATGAATGGTATACCTCCGGCCCACGGCAGAGACTCCAGCCAGGCGGTGCGATCATTATCGTTATGACCCGATGGCACAAACGGGATTTGACCGGAAAGATTATTAAAGCATCCTCGCAAAGAGAGGGAGTTGATGATTGGGAAGTTATTGAGTTTCCTGCCTTAATGCCTTCGGGTAACTCGCTTTGGCCTGAGTTCTGGAGTCAAAAAGAACTGCTTGCACTTAAAAATGAACTGCCTGCTTCTAAGTGGGAAGCTCAGTACCAGCAAAACCCTACCTCTGAGGGAGGTGCTTTGGTGAAGCGTGAGTGGTGGAAACGCTGGGAGCGTGATGATCCGCCGAGTTGTGAGTTTATTATTCAGTCCTGGGATACGGCTTTTCTTAAAACCAGAAGGGCTGATTTCTCTGCCTGTACCACTTGGGGCGTTTTCTACCAGCCAGATGAAGATGGCACTACAAGAGCCAATATTATCCTGCTGGATGCCTACAAGAAGCGGATGGAGTTTCCAGAACTAAAGAAAACAGCAATGGAGTTTTACAATAACTGGAGTCCTGATGCTTGCATCATTGAGGCTAAAGCTGCCGGAGCGCCGTTGGTGTTTGAGCTACGAGCAATGGGAATACCCGTTTCAGAGTACACACCGTCCAGAGGAAATGATAAGGTCGCCCGTGTAAACGCAGTAGCAGATATGTTTGCATCGGGTGTTGTCTGGTGTCCAGAGACTCGATTTGGGGAAATGGTAATCGAAGAATTTGCCTCTTTTCCTGTAGGTGAGCATGATGATCTGGTGGACAGCAGTACACAGGCTTTGTTACGGTTCCGCCAAGGTGGATTTTTAAGGCTTAGTTCTGATGAAGAAGATGAACCACTGCCTAGACGAAGAGCAGCTTATTACTAGGAGTAAATGATGCCAAGTTATTATGACAGCAAGAAAAAGAAACCAGGCAAAGCCAATATGCAGTACAACAAAGGCGGCAAGGTTAAGTACAATGATGGCGGTGAGGTTGAGAATAAGAATAAACAGGAATTAACCGAAGAACAAAAAGAATTATTGAAAAAAATAGCAGACGAAAAGTGGAGAAAGAAGGTAGAAAAAGCACCTACCACTAAAACAACTATGGGTAATTTCGCTAATGGCGGAAAAGTTGAGTATGAAAAAGGCGGAAAGATTAAAAAAATGTCCGATGGTGGAAAGGTTAGAGGAATGGGTGCTGCAACTCGCGGTGGTAATTTTAGCAGGAACGGATAAATGGCTATAGAACGTCCTATGGGGTTTGATCCCTTTTCACAATCGCCTGAACAAGAAGGCGCTATTGAAATAGATATTGTGAATCCAGAGTCTGTATCTGTTGATACTCCTGATGGCGGGGTAATAATTGATTTCGATCCCAATGGTGATATGGGTGGTAGTAGCGACCATAATGAAAATCTAGCAGATTTAATTGAAGACAATGATCTAAGCAAGATTGCGTCTGATTTAGTGGGCGCTTTTGAGGCTGACAGAGATTCTCGTTCTGATTGGGAGAATACCTACATCAATGGATTAGACCTTCTTGGTCTGAAGAACGAAGACAGGTCTGAGCCTTGGGATGGTGCTTGTGGCGTTTTTCATCCCGTTTTGACTGAGGCTGTTGTGCGCTTTCAAGCACAAGCCATTCAAGAAATATTCCCTGCTGCTGGCCCTGTTAAAACATCGGTAGTCGGCCAAATAACAGATGAAAAATCCCAGCAGGCATCTAGGGTACGAGAGTACTTAAATTATCTGCTTACTGAAAAAATGACCGAATACAGGTCGGAAACAGAAAAAATGCTGTTTTCCTTACCTTTAGCCGGTTCTGCTTTCAGAAAAGTGTATTACGATCCTAATATGGGTCGGCCTTGTTCCATGTTTGTACCTGCTGAAGACTTTGTAGTGAGCTACGGAGCTTCTGATCTAAACACTTGTGAACGCGCCAGCCACATTATGAAGCGTACCAGCAATGAGGTACGCAAATTACAGGTCTCAGGATTCTACAGTGATATTGATTTACCCGATCCAAGTCCTGATACCGGAGATATTGAAAGAAAATACAACCAACTAACAGGCGGGTCGGCGAATTATGAGTTCGATAACCGCCACACTATTCTGGAAATACAGGCAGAAATGGATCTGATCGGATTTGAGGATGCTGAGTATGGTGAACCTACGGGTATAGCCTTGCCTTATGTCGTTAGTATCGACAAGTCTTCTCGTCAGATACTTTCAATACGCAGAAACTGGTATGAAGATGACCCGATGAAGATGAAACGGGAACATTTTGTTCATTATCAGTATTTGCCAGGTATTGGATTCTACGGATTCGGTCTAATTCACATGATTGGTGGTCTGGCTAAGTCTGCAACCAGTATTTTACGGCAGTTG